GCCGCTCCGCCCATGGACGGGCCCGGGACCTCCTGCTTCGCCCACGCCGCGACGTCCTCACGGTTCAGCTTCTGGTGCTGGTACTTCTTGAGCAGCTCGAGGCCCTCCTTCCGGGTCGCCCCGGAGAGGACCATCGCCTTGATTTCATCCGGCGCCCCGATCAGTGCGTTCTTCAGCGTCTCCTCGTACTGGGCGGACAGGTTCTTCTTCTTGGTTGCGATGTCAGCATCCGCGAAGGCGCCGCCGATGTCGTCGCGGACGCGCATCATCTGCCCGACAGCGTCCCCCATGGCTGGAGGTGCCCGCAGGCGCAGGGCCAGCGCACGACGCTGTTGCTGGTCGAGCTCCTGCTCCTGCTGCTCGAGCGGGTCGAGAGAGAAGTCGCTGATTGGCATTATGGGTACGTCCCTGAAACAGACTCATTGCCGTAGTTGAACTGGCCTGGGGGCGGGGGCTGGTTATACCTATTGATGAGCTGACCGCCCAAACTCGCACCAGCCTGGATCATCCCACCGAGCCCAGCGTTGCCCTGCGAGTTGCCAGCGTTGATCTGCTCCGCGTAGCTGGCCTGATTCGCCCCTGGGATATTGCCGCCCTGGAAGGAGGCGAAGTTGGGGTTGCCGGTGGGGAACATGCCCTGCATCTGGAGGTTCTCCAACTCAGTCGGGAAGCGCGCCATACGCAATGACTGATCGAAGTCCATCTGCCGCTCGCTGTTCTCCATGCCGCGCTGTCCGAGCTGGTACTGGAGCTGCGCTGCCTCACGCGCCGTGGCAGCGTTGGCATTCGCCGCCGCGGTCGCCGCCGATGCGTTCAGCCCAGCGGAGGTGACTTGCGCTTTCGCACTGGTGTCCGCATTCTTCTCCGAGGTGCGGAAGCCCTGCCATCCCTGCGCCGCCTGCTGCTGAGCAGTGTTGCCAGCGTTCTGCGCCTGCTGCGACGTCACCTGGTTTTGATAGTCCTGTTGCCCTGCCTGGTTCGCGAAATTCCCACGAGCAATCTCAGCTGCTTGGAGGCGCGAAGACTCCGCTCCACCAGCCATGATGGCTTGGTTCTGAGCTGAGCTGTATGCTTGCTGCTGGGATTGATCCATGCGTGCCTTTTCCCGGTTCCAAGCTGGCGAGCCTCGCGATAGACCCATGTTAGCCAGCTGGTTCTCCGTATCCGCCTGACGTTGCTGCCACTGCGGGTCGAGCATCGCCTTTTGTTCATTGTAGTAGGCGTCCCGAACCTGAGCGTCGTACGCAGGTCCTCCTGCTATCTCGTGCACCGCCGACTTGGCGGGGTCGATGTAGTTGGTGTTGAAGTTGCCGGTCTGCTCGTTGTTTATCGTCGGCCCCTGAGCACTGTTCGGAGCACCCGGAGTGCCCGACGGCGAGCCTTGTCCGTAACCCTGCGCCTGCGTAGGGCCCCCAGGATAAGCCGCAGAAGAACCTGGTTGAGGACGCTGGTCCGCGCCAGGTCCAAATAGACTACCCGGGGCTTGTGGCGGTGCCGCACTGTTGGTTTGTGCATTGGGTGTCTGGTTCGGCGCAGGCATGTTCTCGACCTGCCCAGCCATGCCGCCCGACTGCTGCGCGATCGGGCTGAAGCCGCCGCCGCCCTGTGCTCCGGTGCCGGGGTCCTGCATGTGGATGCCGGAGTTCTCCTGGAAGCCCGAGCCGCCCGCCTGCATCACTCCGCTATTCATCGGCTTGGCCGCCCCGAGCATAGCACCACCCATTGAACCTGCTCCTAGTGCCATGTCTCTCTCCTACACTGGCCTGCGAAGGGCACTGATCATCTGACTCCTGCCGCCGCCGAAGCCTTGCCGTGCGCTGTTCTGCGCTCCGAAAGCCGGAGCCTGTTGCGGTGGAGGTGCACCGCCCGGAGCTGCGCCTTTCATGTTCTGGAGCTGGTACTGATCGCCGCCTTGCGGCTGAGCGTTCCACGGAGTACCTACACCACCTTGACCCGGATTCTGCATCCTATTCATGAGATTGCCGAGTTGAGCTTGCTGGCCTTGAGGCGGCATACCCATTTGGTGGGTGAACTCCTGCATACCACCACTCGGAGAGGCTGGCGGCTGTCCACCATTGGCTTTGAACATCATCTCCTTAGCCCGCTGCGCCTGCCCGTAGTCCATACCGCCGCCGTAGTCACCTTGCCGCGGTGGCATCATGCCGCCGATCGCCTGCCCTCCCCCTCCCGCGCCGCCCCACTGAGGGCGCCCGTAGTCCATGCCGCCGCCCTGCGCTGGGCCCATGCTCATCCCACCCTGCGCCGGAGCTGGCGCCGCCCCCATAGGCTGTGGCCTGGGCTGGTTGTTCTGCTGCCCCGGGATCATCTGCTGGTTCTGCGGAGGTTGCGGGCGCGACATGGCAGGGGTCAGCATCATGCCGCCGCCGCTGCCGATCGCACCGCCGCCCATCGAGCCCGTTGGTGAGGGCGCCGCGCCTGAAAAGAAACCACCTGTCTGTGCCATTTAGCCACTCCCATTGCCAGAGTTTGCGATCATACGAGATTCTTCCTGCTGCCTGCGAATGGCATCAGCCAGAGCCTGCTGCTCAGGCGTAGGCCCACCTTGGTTGGTACGCTGCGTCTCCGGTGTAGGCGGCGGTGTAGGCGAGCCATACTGCGAGCCTGCCTTGTACCCCGGTGCAATCTCGACGTCCCTCCCCGCGACCATGTTACTGATCGGGGGCGGTGCATCCGCGTAGTCCGACTTGCCGCCATACGCGGGCTGTCCGCCGAGCATGGACTGGTCGAACTGCTTGGGTTGCAGCATACCGCCGCCCGCGGAAGGCCCGCCCGCGGAGAAGTTGGCGCCCTGCATCCCAGGCTGCGAGGTAATCGCAGGCGGCGCCCCGCCGCCCTGCCCCGGATATAGACCGTAATTTGCACTACCCGGAGCGCCGCCGCCAGTTGGGCCGATGCCCATCTGCGCCGCCATGTTGGGTGGCGCCTGCCCATTGCGGAGGAAGTCATTGGCCGTCGACGCCATCTTCTGGTTGGCCCACGATCGCGTGCCGGTATCGCCCGGAGTGCCGAGCACAGCGTTCGCCATCTTGCCGAAGCCCAGTGCGTTCCAGTCGATCTTGTTGCCGCCCTTGACGTCGGCCATGCGTCGAGCTGCAATCTGCCGGTAGTCCTCGAGCCGCGCCGCCTCGGCGGGGTTCAGGTGCGACACCTGACGCATCTTGCCGGTCTTGGGGTCGGTCTCCCACGACAGACTGCCGAAGTCGTTGACCTGATCGGGGCGGTTGTCGTTGAGAGTGCGCCCGTACATCTTCTCCTGCCACTCGCGGTCGGCCTTCGCCATCTCCGCCGACTGCTTGGCTGCTTGGTCGCCCGACTTCTTGTTGAGGAAGCTGCCCAGCAGGCCCGCGCCCCCGGTAATCGCCGCCGCAGTGATTATTCCACTCATTACGCCTCCTCAAGCGTCAGTTGCTTGGCTTTGTCTTCCATCAACTTCTCGAATTCCTCGACGGACCTGCACCCAATGACCTCTAGCATCTCTTCCGGCTCATGGTCGCCCTTGTCAACGCCATGCACCGTCAGCCAAACAACGTCTTCCTCGACATACGCCGCCCTCTGAGCACCAGGCTGGCTGATCCACACGTACGGGGCTGACACCTTGCGGACACCGCTGATGTCGTAGATGTAGAGCGTACCCTTCAGGATGATGCTGATGTGCTCGAGCTTGTGGATCACTCCGACCAGGACGGTATTCTTGAATGCGGTCATCTCCCGCATGTATACGCCATCGATGAAGAAGTGCCTGAGCGGGCAGAAGCCATCGTTGGCATCCGTCGTTCCGCCAAGGTGGATGATCTCATTTTCGAGGCGCTTAATCTTGCTCCGGAACTCCTTTAGCATGGGATATTTCATAGCCCGATGCCCGTCTCGTAGAGTGCCTCGTGATCGGTGTAGACCACGCGCCCGCCGCCGCGCAAGGCCAGCTGCATCGACAGCTTCTTGCCGAAGCCCGTCACACCGAACCAACGCTTGAAGGAGCCGTTACCAGCACCGAAGGACCAGGCGACGTCGTCCCATAGAGCGTCGTCCCACAAGCCGCCGACGATAGCTCCGCTGATCGGTGCCTCGATGGGGGAGGTGAGGTCATACTCGGAGCGGAAGATGGCGTAGAAGCGCGGGTCGATGTTGGCGAGCCCGTACAGCTTGATACGCAGCATCCGCTTGTTCTGGTTCGGGGAGCCGTAGTCGTCGAAGTTGCCCTGGAGCCGCGCAGTAATCTCGTCGCCGCGGATCACTCCATCAGAGGAGACGTCGTCCTGCACTCCGACGAAGCCCTGGTTGACCATACCTTCGCTGGTGCCGAAGATGAACTTGCCGTACCACACCGCAGCACAGAGCGTGTCGATCGCAGAGAACGTGCTCCACGCATTGGTCAGTGAGTTCATCCCCAGGTACTGGCGACGACCTGTGTTGGGGGACACAACCGGCGTCCCCATGTACATCAACTCCTCCGATGGGTGCGGCTGGAGGAACCAATACTCGTCGTCGATCTGCGCTGTAACCAACTCCGCGAGACGCGGATTGATCTTGTAGCCGACTGTGCCGCTCAGGTTGGCGGTGTGGAGACGTCCGGAGACGAGGTCGGAGATGGAGACGACCCCGTACTCGCAGAGGAAGACCACATCGCCCCCATGCTCACAAAAGTTCCTTCGTCCCACCGGGAACCGTCCACCATACCAGCGTCCTTTGATGTGGAAGTCGGATGCAGTGGCTGGGTCGGTCCCTTCGTAAACCAGGACTTGACCTTCCGTACTAGCGATGATGAGTGAGTCATCTATTCCAGCTCCTGAGTCGTAGGTCCAACTCGTTGCCCAAAGATTCGCTCCTCCCAGCGAGTACTGCTGGCCGAAGTCGAACTCGTCGAGGATGCCTGCGAACTGATCGGTCGGAAGGAAGTAGGCGATCGACGAGTCTCTGACAAAGAACCACACACGACGCTTGTACAGCCAAATGAACGCAATGTCCTTCGACGTGTGTGGTGAAAACGCAGGGAACTTGATCGTGTTGGCGGCGATGCCGTCGCCATCTACGATTTCGACCCATGCTCCGACTCCCGCGGGGGCAGCGTACTTGTAATACCCAGCTCCCGCAGAAACAGCGAGTAGGAAATTTCCGCCCTCAGTAACGAAATTGGTGAAGTACCACTCGCCCGGATTATCCGAGTTGCTAGTGGGAGTAAGACTCGCAACTGGGGCAGTGTCTTGGGTCGTGATGTCGTAGATGACACTAGGGTCCGCCGCGGGACTAGCGAACAGCGCCGAATAGTCACGTTTTTCCGCCGCAAAAGTCAGGATCGTCTTGACCGGAGAGCCGAAAGTATCCGCCGCAGGAATCCAGTTCTGCCAACCTTTCCGTACCTGGCATCCGTAGGGCTTAGCAAGTATATTATCCAGTACATAGGCGTCCGTCGCGGGGAAGTCCATCGTGGAGTTGACGAAGTTCAGCCCGCCAACTGGCGAAGCGACACGCCCCTGCTGCTGCGTAGCTTGGCGGATGTGCTCCGAGCGGACTTTAGTTACAGCGACCATCAATACGAGCTTCCATAACCAGTATCCGGAATATTTCGCACAGCCGAAATATAGGGATAGCCCATTCCAGGGACGAGGCTCAGCGCCGTCGCGCCCTTGTCCGTTCCGGACTCCCACTGGAATGCCTTGAAGAAGTCGGCCAGTGCAGCTGACGCATCGTAGCCCTCGTTCTCAAACCACTTCGCCCGCGTGTACAACACCATCAGCTGCGGGTTGTAGATGTGGAACGAGTCGTCCGTCTGCATCGCCTCCACGGGGATGTCATCTCCACCACCCGGATCAGGCTTGTACGCCCAGTACTTCGACAGATACTCGAATGACAACGGCTGCGGCGAACCTGGCGGGGGCGGTGACTTGACCCACAGGAAGCCGTCGCGGATGCGCCACATGAAGCGCGTAGTGATCTGAGTGTTCCGCACGACGAGCCACTGCCAGTCCTGCGCGTTGATGGGGCCGATCGCCGGGAGCTGCGTCGAGCGATCCCAGTGCGTATCGTCCGTCATCGCCTTGAAGTCGGCGGGCAGCGCGAACGCCTTCTCCGTCTGCCCGATCGTGTCGGCCTCGATCTGGATGATGGCTGTGCGCGACAGTATCTGCCAGTTGCACATGTAGGTCAGCTGCGTACCGCACAGGTTCGCGTAGTACTGCATACGCAGGATCGCCTCGTCGGGCGATGCCTGCACCGTCGACGTCTGCGTATGCCCGACTGATCGGGCGACGACGTTGACGAGCTCGAGGAGAGTTGTACCTGGGGCTGCGGGCATGATCAGGAGTCCGGAAATGGTCCAGTTGGGACAGGGCAAGTTGTACCAGTGTAGCGCCCGACACCCTTGGTTACGCGAACGTCGTCGATGTAGCCAGCGAAACTGTTCACACCAGCGACCGTGGCGCCGATGTACATAGTGCCCGTCGCTCCGTAGTCAGTGGTGTCCGCAGCAGTGGCCACACGTACACCGTCTACATACAGCTCACCCACGCCACTCGTGCGGGAGTAAGCGATGAACTGCCATGTAGTGGTAAGCAGAATCCCAGTCGTGGAATTCATAATCTCACCATCAGAATATACGTGCAGCACGCCGGGATTGATGCCGTATAGCGCAGTGCCCAACGAATTCTTCCAGCAGATAATGTTCTGCGTAGCGTTCGCGTTGTCGAAGCGAGCCCACAGCTCGATCGTGAAGTCACCAGTACCGAAGCCCAACTCAGCCCACGTAGCACCTGTGAATACGCCACTCGCACCACCACCAGGACCGTGCAAGCTGCGAGGCCCCCACTGGAACTCAGTAGCTGACGTATCGCCAACAGTATTGCGTTGGAAAGTCAGTAACGGGTTTGGCCCATTGTTCGGCGTCACCACACCAGAAGCAGCCGGAGCATCGTTGAAATGGAGGATGACGTACGCATTGGCGTAATACGGATCGCCAGCTGCAACGATTACCTCAAGCGGGTCAGGTGTAGCGGTGGTTGACCCAGCAGGATTGGTAGCGACGACCTGATACTCGTAGGTGCCATCACCGGGGATCGTTGTATCGTCGAAGGTGAATACGTTGCCAGCAACAGTGTCGACGAATACCGCATCACGGTAGATGTCGAAGGAGTCGCTTGCGGTCATGTTGCCTGGGTCAGTCCAGTCCAGAGTAACTGACGTCGGGTCGGACGCAGGCGATGACACGACGAACGCAGCAGGTACGTCGACTACATCAAGAGGTATCGGGTCAGGTGTGGCGATTGTAGAGCCAGCAGCATTGACCGCAGTGATTTGGTAGGTGTAGCTGGCCGGAGGACTGATCGCGTCGTCAAAGGTGAGGATGTTGCCCGCGACCGAGCCGCGCAGGACTCCACCACGATGAATGTTGAAGTGGTTGAGTATCCCCATACTGGTTGGGAGCGTCCAGTTGAGGCGTGCGTTCGCCGCATTGAGCTGACCTGCTGTGCCGGAGAACGCGCCAGGTGTGACTACAGCAACCGGCAGCGGATCAGGTGTAGCCGTAGTCGAGCCGCCAGGATTGGAGGCGACTACCTTGTAGTCGAACGTGCCGCCACTCGGTACAGTGTCCTCATAGGTCAGAATATTGCCAGGGACCGTGGCGATCGACACGTTATCGCGGAGCACCTCGTACTCATCCGTCGTATCCATGAACGGCGCCGCCGTCCAGTCGAGCGTTACATCATTGCCGCTCACACCACCGAGGCTGAGCGTAAACGGACCCGGAGCAGGCACGCCGGTGGTGACGCATACGGTGTGGTAGACCGAGACAGGCCAGCCGTTGATCCAGTTGACGACAGCAAGCGTCTCGTTGACGATGAGACACCCATTGATGGGGTCGGTGCGCCATCCGGCGTTGTATCCTGTGACTCCGGGGTCTGTCTCAAGGATCACTACTCCAAACTTGTTGTCCTGGAACGGGAAGGCTTCCTTCCACAAATCAGGGTCAACTGGCGTGCCGCTGCCTGGTGTACCTGCAATGAAGTCGCCAATGATTAGTTGTGCGATCTTCGCTGACGTCGAAGCATCGCCCATGTCAACGATGCCTGGGAATCCCGTTCCGTACAGGTTGTCCGGGTCTACAGTATCCAGTACCTCTACATCATTGACGTAGGCGGTCAATACAAAGCCTGTATCAATGGAGAACTTGATGCGGCTACCGCCGCCAGTCAACGCAGCTACAGAAGCCAGAATGTCGAATGTCTCTACGCCAGTGTAACGTCGAATCTCAAGATTCGATCCGTCCACCATCGCAGCGTAGAAGCCTGACCCAGCTAATCCACCACGTATCAACACCCCGATCATCGTGGAGACCGTGGGGATACCAACCAGCGTAATTTCCGCGAATTGGCTGTTATTGATGGCGGGGAGGGAGTTGACGTAAGCCGCTGACTCAAACCCATCTACCGTACCCGCAGCCCCACCAGTCGTGGACTGCATGGGGTTGACCGAGTCGATGGTCGAATAGTTGGTCGTCAGCGGGTTTTCATCAAAATCGTATATCTGTAGGAAGTCTTGCGAAAATATGGGCGGAATGGCAGCAGTGCCGCCCGCAATGCACATGAGTGCCTGGTTCGCCCGATACGGGAGCCCGCCAGAATAGGAATCGGGTACTGTCGCCGAAAGGTCGATCAGTACCCGATCATCAACTATTGTTGCGCCGTTGATCACTGCGTCGGTTGCACGGTTTGTTTCCTGGTTGATTTGGCAGGCGCAGCTGTAAGCGTAGCGAGCGCAGCTTCCTTGTTCTCTTTCTGAGCAAGCAGCTCAGCGACGATCCTCTCGAGCTCGACAACGCGAGCGTCGGTACCACTGGCGGCTTCCAGGAACTTGAGACACTTGCGCTTGTCTTCCTGGAAACTCGGGAACTTCTGCCCCACCTCGTCGCTGGCCTGAGACAGCTGCTCAACGCTGTGGATGCCGAAGTACTTGTACTCTTCCACCTTGGAGCGCGCCATGAAGGCCACTGACTCGAGTGGGGTGCCGACATTCTGTTGCTTCTGGCCCGCGGCATACTTAGCCCAGTGATCGGTGAACCGCGACTTGTCATCTTCCGACGCAACGCGGTCGATCATGTTGAGCTTGTCACCGGGGACCATGATGCGGATGTGGTCGACGTCAACGTAGATGGGGCGACCAGCCGCCTCCGAATCACGCGGACGCATCATGGGACGCGAGTAGAACTGCACGTACAGCTTGCTGTCTTGTGCATGGCGAGGCTGATCTTCAGTTACAGCATCAGGGAGCGATGCCCAATCGGTTGCTGGTAGGTCCATTTACTTCTCCTTGGAAACCGGGGGCCCACGACATGGGGCCCCCGAGAGTCTTGTCGCTTACGTCGCGTCCTGACCTTGCAGGGTCGGGCGGTCGAACGTGCACAGATTCCAGAACGCAGGCGTCGCGGCGTAAGAAGCCGTGAATGCCGAGTTGCTGGTCGCCGTGGGCACAACCGAGATAGTGATACCGAACATGTCGATCGCCGTGATGTAGGTCGTGGCAGGAACGCCCGTACCCGACACCAACATACCGACGATCAGACCGCTCGTGTCGCCCTGGACGTACGCCTGACCGATCGTGCGGCTCATGACGCCCGCAGCCTTGACCACATCACTACCCGTGGCGGGCTTGGTGGAGCGCATTCCCGTGATCTGCTTGCCAGTGGCTACGGCGCCTGCCTGCCCCGCCGCAACTACGCCGATCGCGGTATTGGCCGCGACGGATGCGTCGGAGTACACAGGGTAGTAGCCGCTGATCTTCGCCCAACCATACTGAGGAACGTCGGGGTCGAGAGCTGCGAGCTTGTTCACGAGGACCGCAACCGACTTGCCTTGGTTGGCGTCCGCCGCTGCGACCGTTGCCGTGAAAGCACTAGCGACGTCGTAGGCGAGCAGGGAACCAACCGGGGCCGTCGTCGTGATCGGCATTTTGAGGTAGATGTACTCTCCACCACCCCAGTACGGGTCGTTGCCGCTGATGATGGTACCCAGCGTTACTTTGGCCTCGGTGTCGAAACCCGGCGTGATGTTTCCAATCGACGGGTATCCGATGAGACCCGGGACTGATGCGACTTGTGTCATCGCGGGCTCCTAAGACGAAACCAGACGGCCCTGGAACTGCGATCCAGAAGTCGTCAGGTTGCCAGCCCAGGCCAGGATTTGAACTTCCGCATCCTGATTCACTGAGTAACGGCGGTTGGGGCTCAACGGAACCATGTTCCGCGCCGAGTGCGGGCGCAGGAAGATGTACTTCGTGTTGAGGAAGAAGCCGGTCTTGATCGGGCAGAAGCCGCCAAGTCCGCCATCCAACACGACATCCGCATCCATGTACTTCAGGCTGGGGAAGCCCAGCTTGCCGGTTTCAGCTTGCGTGAAGCGTTGCATATTCTGCAAGCTGGCCAGGTACATCATCCAGAACTGGTTGTCGAACACGATCAGGTCGGGACGATCCGAACCACGGACCAGCTTCGACCAGAGCAGGTTGCAAGCCTCCTGGATGTTGGTCGGAGACATCGCCGCGGGCGTCGTCAGGTCCGCCGAGCTGGTCAGCTGCGACCGCCAGAAGGCCCACGTTGCACGGTTGATGCCGCCGTACGTGCCGGTCGCGGGGTTGGTCGGAACGGCGGCGTTCAAGCCCGTCAGTTCCTTACCGCCCGATCCCGTACCGTCCGAGTACAGACCTCCGGCCAGCAGGTTCGCCATCGTCGACTCCGCGACGGTGATGCGTCCTTCCAGCAGGTCGATCATCTGTTCACGACCAGCGTTTTGCAGCTCTTCGAGACCGGACATCACGATCGGACACGCGAGCTGCTTGATCGCGTATTCCGCGGCGCTGATGACGTCCTGTGCGGCGACGGGCAGCAGGTCGTAACCTGAGTACCAGCCTCCGTTGCCATTCTGAGCAAAGCTCAGTTCCTGCATGATCGTGTTACCACCACTGAACGACTTCACGTTTCCACGCTGATTCAGCTTCATGCTGAGAGCGTTATTCTTCGTGACGTTGTCAGCAATGGTCCGCGACCGATTCTGAATCGTCGTGGCGACGATGTCAGTGACCGATGGGAATGCCATTGCGGGCTCCTAGTTAGAGGGGGGAGTGTTCATCAAAAGCAGCAGCAATTTGATCGCGCAGGCTCCCTTCCGCGGCTCCATTGGTGGATGCGGCCCGAGGTGAACTCGGCGCTCCGTGGACGCTGGAAGATGCCCTGCGGGCTGCGTTCGCACGAGTCTGACGTTGACTCACACGGCTTTGAGCCTCTCTCTGCTGGAGGATTCTCCGAGTGTCAGGGTTGCTCCAGATAGCTGCCGCATAAGCGTCGGACAGGTTTTCGGCCCGTCCAAGCTCAATCAGGTCAGCCATCATGTCCTTGACATCAGGATAAAACTCATGCGCGGGATCAGCTGCGAATACGGCAAGGGTCTGCGTCGCCCTCTCCGCATTCTCGTACTCGACACCAGACTGCTGCTGGTGCACGACAGCCGCAGCTCGAGCCATCATCTGGCGAGCGTGCAGCACTTCAGGCGGCGCCGAAATCCGGGCCGTCAAAATTCGATCGAGGGTCTGAAGGTCAACCCCGTAGGATTGGACGATGTTAGCCACTACCTCAGCCCGCTGTTGTGCGTCGCCCGAGGCCAGCTGCTTGACTGAGGTGAAGACGTCGTTGACGAATGCTTGGGGGGCGATGCCGTTCTCCGTCAACGCCCCGATGAAGGGTGAGATGTGCCCCTGAATCTCGTCCGCCATGCGAATCTTCGGCCCCACTGAGCCGATCAGCCGCATGTTGTCGGACTCGCGTCTCAGGACTTCCTCTTGGACCTCCCGCGGGAGTCCGTTCCACTTCTCACGTACAGCAGGCTTCCACTGAGCGGGCGCCTTCAGTTCAGTCGACGAGACCGAAGGGGACCCAGGGAGGGGAGGTTCTTTCGCGTCGGCTGGAGGGGATGTCGGCGCCTCCTTCGGGGTTGCCGAAGGTTGCTCAGTGGAAACTGGCGGCTGAACTTCCTGGACGGGGGCGAGCCCCTCATCCTTCGGTATCAGCTCGTGATTGGGGTCGTGCTCGTCAATGGCTTCACTTAGCTGATCCCGCAGGCTGGGTTCTGCTACTTCCACATCATCCAAAAGATCAGCTTCGTTCATCGCGCAATCCTATCGAAGAGTATTGTCCAAGTAAAGCACTACCTACGGCGGCGGTCGGTGAGTTGGTGTATCGCCTGTTCGATGTCTCGTTTGGTGATCGTTCCCCGCTTGCCCGAGTAGTACTCATCACGTTGCTTAGCTGCTGTTGCCCACTCATTCTTGAAGTCGTCGACGGTGGTGAGCCCGTTCTTCTTCATGTACTCCCGATGCTTCGTACGAGTCGAGATGTCAGTGCCATCAGTTGCGCGAAGTCCGTCGTATATGGCATCGCTAGTGAAGCGATCACGAGCATCACGGTGCGGCTGCTCGTAGTCAGGCGTGACTTCAACCAGCGCATCGAGTTCCCGATCCCACACGAACCTACGCCTTGCCACGTTTGCCTCCACCCGCGGCGGCGCGATCGAATGCAGTACCCAGTGCCTGGTTGGTAGCGAACTCCTCCGCTTTCTGCTCCATGCGCTGGCCAAACTCCTCCCGCTTCAACTGCGATTGCAGACCAGCCTGCTCGATCGAAGTGCGCGACTTTATCTGCGTCGCTTGGCTATCGGCATTCGCCTTCTGCGTCACTTGCGCCAACTTGATCTGACCTTTTTGCTGCTCGAAGCCCAGCTTCATCTGATTCGACTCACGCTGGAACTGGAGAGTCTCCTGGTGCTCCTGCGCGTTCTGCTCGCCCTCCTTTTGCATCAGCTGAATCTGCGCCTGAACCTTCTGCTCTTCCGGTGAAGGTTGTGGTTCTTGCGGCTCCTGGAGCTTCTTCTCGAGTTCCGCGAACGTCTTGTCGAGCTGGCCTTCAAACTTCTTGCCGACCTTGAAGCCCGCCAGCGAGAATTGCAGCAAGCGCATGAGGAACGGTCCCATGATGGGGTCGCCCTGCATGGTGGGGAGGATTTCCTTCAGGTAGTTCGTCACCGTCCCCATGTACTCCATGCGATCCTGCTTCTCCGCCTGGAAGTCGATGTCCGACAGAGAATCGCTCTCCACTTTGCAACGCAGGATGAAGTCGGGCATCTTGATGAGCTGGAGTGCCTGCTCGACGACCTGCGGGTCCTCGTCCATGAACGGCACTTGCGCGAGCTTCTGAATCTCGATGATGTCCATGTGCTTACGCATGATCTGACACTGGATGTCGAAGACCGACGAGCAGTACTGGACTACATTCTTTTGCCGTTGCTGAATACGCATCGACGCATACGCTGTCTTGATCTTTTGAGCGCCCAGCGTTTCGCTTGCCTTCGTTGCGCCGCGAATGATGTCCGACATCCCGGTGACTTCATAAATCTGATTCTTGACGTCCTCACGATTGGAGGTGAGCTGTGCGATCGTGGCGATGATCTGGTCAAGCGGAACCCAGTCAATGACCCCCTTAAGTCCGCCTTTCTCAGCGAACGCAGCCCATTGGTCCACCGGGACCAGTTGGTTCTCCGCGGCATTGGAGAGCACCGCAATAACCTGCGGTGATGCCTTGTCGTAAACTCCGACCACCCGACAGGCGCGGACCAGTAAGCTGATCCGAGTGTTGATGTCGTTGAGCTCTCGGTACTGGTCCTTGGCGTAGTGGTAGTCAGGGACAGGGATGTAAGACCCGTTGGATACTGTCGATACGAGGGGTACGGGGCAGGGGAAGAAGTCGTCGAGTTCGAGATAATCTTCTTTCTCCTCAATGATTTTTTCGTAGCCTTTGGTGAGCCAGTACACGCATTCCGAAGGCTTGTCCCAAATCTCGTACACGCACGCCTGCTGCATGATCATGTTCTTGGACTCGACCGAGTTGTCCTGCTTGCTGGGCTTGAAGTCGAGCGGTATCGCCTTGCCCACCTTCGCGCCGAAGCGGTCGACCAACTGATCGCGGGTCATGTAAATCTTCCGGCCAATCCAGCGCACTTCCTCGAAGCACCGTGCCGGGGACCACAACAGGTCCTCCCAGTACACGTACTCGTCGAGAACGCACTCCTCGACCACCTCCTCGTACTCGAGCGACTCCGCCAGTGTGTTCGGCTCCGGGCGGTTGTTGTCGACGCCGACCAGGTTAAGCCCCGCAGTGGGGTCGTTGACCGTCTCGGTGCGCGTCTCGGTCTTCGCGTAGTAGGTGTGCCACGATATGCCAACCCCCGGCACCAGCATGTCTTGTACGACTTGCTTCATCATGTCGGCGGTGTGGAAGTTGCGATTGTTGTGGCTCGCAATCGCACGCTCCATGATCCTGCACGCCACGCGACCGATGTCGTCCATGGGGTCGTCGAACTCACGATCGACGGTGGGTTGCGGAGTCTGGTTCATCAGACTCGTCTGGAGGATGTTGACGTTGGCGGGGAAGAGGTTGTACTTGCGCTCCATGGAGGTGTCGACACCACTGATGTCGGCCTCCGAAGCGCGGAACATCTTGACGATCTTGCGTCCGCCAGTCTGGAACCTCTTCAGCTCCTTTTCCGCGGCCTCAATCTCGCCGCGCCACACGCTGTACTCACCACCAGGGGCTTCTTCAGCTTCCTTGCGGCTGTCGATCTTGGTTGCGGATTCCATCAGTCATTACTCCGAAGTGCGGGGTTGGTGTAGCCCAACAAGCGACTCTTCTTACGCTCACGACGGAGTTCGTGCGCTCTTTCAACCTCGCCAGGAATTGTAAATCGAGGGATGAAACGCCCCTTACTAATGGCGTCCGCAATATTTTGTTTTTGAGAGCCAAGCCACAGGTGACGAATATTTACACACGCTTTGTTGTCACAAGAATGACAAACAAACAAACCTGTTGGTATAGCTCCGTAGTACAACTCCCAAGTTTTTCTGTGCGCCATTTCAGCTGGCGCACCCTTGCGCTGTATCCTCCCGTACCCCAACGTATTCAAATACGGAAATTCGATACAGCCGCTAGGGCCAACGAACTTCAAATCGTATTTAGCCGATAATGGATGATCAATCATTTTGTCTGAGCGCCGGATTAGTGTGCCTGCTAGTAAATAAATCTTCCAAGGTGAACGCATAATTGTTCCCTTGGGTACCAGCCAGGTGCTCCGGAAGGATCAGTTTGGACTTCACGGGTTGCAAGCCAGTGAAGACAACGCCCAAGTACCGAATAGCATCTGCAATGTGGGATGACCAGTCGTGTACTGGCCGATCCCGATAACAGCCCAACTTGTCGTCCCACTCGCGCCGATACGACTTCATGGCTTCGATCGCGTGCGACGTGAGAGGTCGATTCCAGTATACAAACGGCAAAAGTTTTCGTGTGGCTGAGATGCCATCCCGCAACTTGTGATCAGGTACGAGTCGCGGACGATACCCACGCCGAATTGTCTGCTCAACGATCGACCGTCCAGTCTGAAGATTCTTGGCTTTTGCGTCATGTGGGAGATAGATATCACGTACGTCGCGTGATTCCATTTCATCCAGATAAACGTCCCATTCCTGCTCGTTATTTGCGTAGACTTCGTGTACCAGGATTCCGCTTGGTCCTTGTTGGAAGAAAACAAGAACAGTGTCGTCGGTATATCCGAGGTCGGTGATGACGTCGAGGGGGAGGTTGGGGTCTTGTGGAAAGTCCCTAATGCGGCCCTCCTTTTCGGCCAGCTCCATCTCCGTTCCGTAGATCGACCCTTTGAGGGACGCATCCCAGTCACACTCGTACTCCTGTCGGTAATCCGCATCCTCCATGTGGGCGCGAATGATCGCAAGTTCATCTGCCGGAATAATTCCCGATTCAGAAGCCTTCAGCATCATGGTAAAGGCTTTTGGATCGGCTTCGGACTTCCTGTAGCTGTCGTAGAAGTGATTTTTCCCCTTTACGGTTCCCATCTTGACGAGCCAGCCTTGCCGATCGGAGAGGCAGGGAAGTACAACTTGGGAAACCATGCTAGGGCGCATCTGCGCGTATTCATCAAGAACTGCTCCATCAAGGTATATACCGCGGAGTGCATCTGCATTCTCCGACCCAAGTAGGTATATTTTGGCTTCGTTTTTGAGTGTGACTCGCAGTTCTGCTTCATGTGTCTGCTCGATCAGCGGTGCTGCGTACTCTTTGACGTACTCCCAAGCGATTCGCTTGGCCATTTGGTAAGTGGGGGCGATGTATGCGAGTTGTGGACGCTTAAGCGTGCACTCCAACGCACCGATGATGAGGTCGTTGACGGCGGCGACGGTCTTTCCGCTCCGACGATGACACACCATGTCCGAAAACCGCGCCTTGCGGTTATGGAAGGGCAGAAATGCGCGTCGCGGCTCATATTTAAGCTCAACTGTTGACATCAGTAGAAGGCGTCGTCGCCTTTTGGCTTGACGCGACCCATCGCCTCGTCAATTCGGTTGTTTTCCTCGATGATGCGGTCGATTTTGTCCTTCGGCATACGCAACTTCTCGACCAGCTTCTTCATGAAGCCTGGTTCTGGCGGTTTTGGCGATTTCGCGCCCTGGCCGAGTGTTCCGTACTTGTCGTTGGTCGCGATTTCCATCTCGCGATCGAGTTCGTCCTGCGTCTTCATGGCTTGCTCAGGTCTTCTTCCATCTGTTTCTGCTTTTTGCTCTTGAATACGGTGTCCATAGCGTTGCCGATGGTCTCGCGGATGGAGCCAATGGCGCCAGGCCCGTAGGCTCCCAGCTTCTTCTCCGGTGAGTCGGGCACCTTCAGTGTGTTCTGATCGCGTGCTTTCTTGATTTCACGCATTTCCTTGGTGTACTCGTCCTCGTCATCGCGAAGAGCGTTCACGATCGCTTGCCGTTCATCAGCCATTCTTGAACTCCGCGTCTATGGTTTGGGAAAGTGATCGGCCAGAAGTGTCTCGAGTGTTGAGCCAAGACAGCTCGACCTTAATTGCGCTTCCATCGATTCCAGAGACTTGTGCGGGGATAAGTTTGGAATAGAGCTGGAAGAACTTGTCGGGATTCTGGTGGGCCCAATGAGCAAGCCGGGGAATTCCCCCGATGAGCTCAAAGGCGTGCTGGAACTGGAGCCGCACGTTGCGGGTGCGTGCGTAGGCGGGCAGTTCGGCAGTTGCCGCAAGGGTGGCAAGGTTAGCCTCGACTTCCGTCATCGACGGAGTAATGGGGCCAGCCTCCGCATCGTCGATCAGCTTGAGGTTGGAGTTCAAGAGTCGTAGGGTGGGTTGGGTTCGGGGGTGGGCTCGTTGCCCTCGTTGGGCTCGGTCCCGGTGGTCTCGAAACTTGAGGGTGGTACTGAGCCTTCTCCGGGGGCGAAAACAACCGTCCCAAGTACGGTATGCGCGAGAATATATTCATCATAGTTGAAGTTGGTCGTCTCCGCGTAGGCTGCACTCTGCGCCTGGGCGTTGTTCCACAGGCTCACTCCGATCGGCACTGATGTCGGCCAGTTGCCATCGCCCTGCACAGGCGGCACGGGTCCTGGTGTCGACCACGCACCGTTCCAAACCGAAGGAGTGCCGAAGCTGCCGCCCCAGGGGTCTGCCATTACGAGCCGATCCAGGGGTCAGCCACGGTGCCGGAGCCTGTTACCGGGATCGCGTTGATGTGCGTGACCCGCGCCGCCACTGGCCCGAGTACCAGACCCACGCTGCCCGACACGTTCTGCAACACGCTGCCCTGCACATTGCCGACCACATCGCCCAGCACGCTGCCGCCGACGTCCCCCGTCACCTCCGCAACCGTAGCCCCCGTTGGAGTGACGAATGAGGCGAAGGCATCCGGAGTGGTTGCGTACACACCGCCCAGGACGACAACGTCGGCGGTTGAAGACTTGCCGGTGAAGAGGATGCTTTGGCCGTTGGTCTCTGCCTGCGACAGGTCGAACTGATACCAGCCTGGTGCGTTGGTTGCGTCGAGTTCAGCTGCGCTGGTATCGGTGAGTACCGTAACCGCCCCACCGTCTAATGATCGGTACGCTGTGATGTTGGCGGCATCCCCCGTGACTGGTGCTCCGGTGGTGCTGTCGAAGGCGAAGACTTGCAGCTTCTGCCCCGAGGTGTTGAATCTCATTTTGGCCTGCCTAGAAGTTGGTTGTACACGTTGGCCGCCCCCGGGGCGCCCGCGGGCGTGTTGAAGTCTCCGGCCTGGAAGAGGTCAATCTCGTTGGAGAGTGAGGGGCTGTTGGTGATCTGTGCGCCCCAGTCGCCGGAGGCGAAGGTCGCATCGCTGGCGCTGTCGAGCAGCCCGCCGTTGATGTAGATGCGAAGTGCCGTGCCCTGGCACTCGGCGCGGATGACGTCGTTGTCGACGAGTGTGAGGCTGCCTGAGGCGAGTCCGGTGAAGCCAAAGTTGTACTTGCCGATCGCGTAGAGGTTGTTCTGCGTATCAGCGCCGAAGTAGTAATACTCATTGCTCGAGTTCACACGCATGAGCACCAGGGCCACGCCCACGTTGACGACGCTGGAGACCCTGACCTGGGCCCAGCTGTCGTCGGGGGCTGAGAAGACGTAGGTGTTCTTGGCTGAGACGTTGACGTTGCTGGGGAGGAGGACGTTGCCCAGTCGTTGAAAGTCCTCCCCGTTCAGTGGTGTCCATGGTGCGCCGACTGGGTCTTGATTGGGGCCTAGTGCTGGCCAGTTGACCAGCGTTGTCACTTCAAGTTGAATCGGAACAGCGGCACATTACCCGTCAGAACGCCGATCAGGTAGATGACTGCGAAGAGAGCGATGATGACGCGGGCGACCTTGTTGAATGGTTCCGGCAGTGCGATGAAGCCGATCAACCACCAGAGCAGGTAGCACACGAGGCCGACGACGATGAGAGAGATCAGCAG